ACACCTTCGTCGCATCAGTCGGCACCTTCATCGGGCCACGGCGTATGGCGATGTAGATGTAAGTGTCTGATATAGTACCTAGTCCAACATTTATGAAACCCGTCGATGTTATGTTAATGTTTGACGACGCAGTTGGCTCGGCACTGCTTAAATTTGGAGACAGTGCTTGGTCCCCTTGATTTGCGTCTAAACCACGCATGTTATCCATCAAAAACCAATTTTGAGCGCCATTGGTTTTTTTCATCAGTAACCATTGAGGCTCATATCCAAGGTTTACCGTTGCGCCTCCGCCCGTTGTAGACCCACACGAAATCACATTGTCCGTGCCGCTCAGGCCGAAGCCTCCTGCGTCGTGGGCGAATAGGTAGGCGACGTAGTTTATGCCAATTTCGCTGTTAGTTAGCCCGGCAGTAAATACTGCCGATGTAGGCGCTGTGTTGTTCCAAGGGTTGGAAGAGGCTGCTTCGGCGTTTGTTAGATTTAGTGCCACAAAATATTGAGACGGATTTGTGCCGCCATTCAATCCACGGTGATAAGTAATCCAAGAGCTAGAGTCATTCGTCTTCTTAACAATGATGCACCCCGGCACAGAACCAAGATTGTGTGCAATGTTTTGCACTGCTCCCGTACCCGTATACGTCACAATATCAAAAAACTTCGGCTGCTCGCGGAAGGTCCATGAAACGTAATCTGGTCCACCAAATCCAGAAGAACCTACAATGCCCGAAGCGGCAGATAAAGAAAATCCATTTGAATTAAATGCACAAGCATTTGCACCTTGGTTTGACTCAGCGTTAGTTAAATCGCTTCGCAAGGAAAAACTGCTTCCTCTCGCGGTATCGTAAAGCCTATGACTTTGAATTCCGCTTCTTGATTTTCCCCAAACCAACCCACCTTTGCCAGATAAATCAATACCATTAGTAACAGTCAAGGCAACATCGTTGCCCGTGTACAGGTACGTCGAGAACACGTCTTCGATATAAGGTACAGGGTTTCCTGCCAACGGCCATATGCCAGCCTTCTGAGCCTGTAGCTGCTGGTCTAGCGTCCATATGCCGGGAGCCGCGCCGCTCTCATACGGTCCCGCAGGAACAACAGGGGTCTTCGTGATGACGCCGCCGGGGTATCTCGTGCTCACGGTGCTACCTCTTGGTTTATTATCGCTGTGGAGGTGTCACGGTCGATGGCCAACACACCTTCACAGGCCAAATTCCAGTCTCCCATTGCTAACTCATTATAGCACGGGACATTTACTTTAAAATTCTTAAAAAGGTATTCTTTCTCACCCTCAAACACGCGCCATTTGTGGTCAACCGTGCCCCTGCCGGGCTCGCCCGCTGTTTTGTTGTAACGGATATAATACCTCATCAGATCACCTCTGCTTCGGGGGCAGGAGGGTTAGCAGAAACGCTTAAATTGAAATGAATAAAGGTCATAGCTTCATCAGAGCCATTGCGGCTAAATGAGTGTGGCAACCACGCATTTGTAAAAATCATCGTTCCTTCTTCCGGGGCAACATTGATTTGGTTGCTCGCACCACTGATCTGCGTCATGTTAAGCTCAGGAAGACTAGCTTGCACTTTGCCAGCACGAGGATCATGGAATGTGGCAACAGAGCCGTTCTTAGGCGTCCTGATGAAGTAAAACCCGACAATTTGCGATCCATACGGGTGAACGTGCTGGTCCATGCCCGAATATTTGTAATGGTGCTGGCCCCACATTTCTGTGAAGACAGTGCTAAATTTTGGCATGTCGTAACCTTGACTGCCAAGAATATTCCACGCTGTACTGCCAATATATGAGCAAAAGTCTTCTAAGCGCGGGTCTTCAAACAGGTTGTCCGTCATATGGACATGGTAAACCTCATGTGGCTGCCCCTGCTCTGTCTTGCGTTTCTCAATGTATTCATCAACGACCGGGCGAACTGTGGCTAAGAATTGCGGCTTCTTAACAACATAGATAGTCGTAGGAAAACAGTTTATTGGCTCAAGTTCGTCTGTCATAACCTTCCCCTCAAGGCTGACTAAGTTCTGCCTGCATTTTTTCTATGTGGGCAATTTCTTCGGGGGTCAGATCACGGACAATCCATGAAAAAACCCACTTTCCATCACGAACAAACGGCTCAGGCGAACGGGAAAACGTCTGCGTCTTGCTGTCATACGTGGGATCAGCGTCTATTTCAACATAGCTAAGTCGATAACCCTGTAATTTATAAGCATCTGTGTGGGGGAATATTTCTACAAAGTCCGAATACGGGGTGTAGCCAAGCCCGAAGTTGTCACGCATCAATTCTTCAGCGCCGTATGGGTATTCTACAAACTGATTTTCAATGGTCGTCTTAACGTATCCGGTCACGATTTATCCTCCAAGAACATGGGAGCCTGCCGAGTGAGAAGATCAAGACGTTCGCTTTTGCCAGCAAGAGCCGTAAATACCTGCTTGATGTGCGGTACAATTTTTGTCTCAAAGTCGGGATGGCAGCGCATGGTGCTCAGTTGGTCGTGCGGGATGTTGCCCTGAGCTAAGATGAAGTTTTCTACACGGCCCTGCAATTCACCAAGCCATTCGTCGCGCTGGTGAGCCTCGTTAGCCTCCAGCATGGGTAGATGGCCGTATTTGCGTTGCGGCTCTAGTTCAGCCATCAGTTCATTGATGGTCTGCAACTCCATAATGGCAGCCTGATGGTTATTCCGCCACGTATCTTCCGCAGACCGGCACTCAATAATTGTGGCTTCGGCAACCATCTTCTCCCAAGGCTTCTTGTCCGGGTCAGCAATGATCGCTTCATTTTCCATGATCTTAGCTTCGCGTTTCATCTTCTGCGATTTTGAATGCTCAACTTTCACTTCCATATCGATCTTCTGGCCGTACAACAATGCCCACGCACCATCCGGCGTGTAGCAAGAGCCAGCCATAAAATAGCGAAGTTGAAAATCTGAGTTATTCCGATGTGGCTTGCTGTTCATTTAGCCGTTCACTCCCGTTGTGCCGTTTGAGGCAGCGGAGCCATACAAAGTTGTAATGCTTGATGCAGTTGCAGACACGCTTGTGTCCCCGGAATAAGTATATTTGTTGCGGGTTGTAAGGTTTTGCCCAATTGCAAATATACCTATTGTGCTATTTCCGGCGGCAGACCCTCCACCAGAACCCGCGCTTGATGCTGTGGCTACTGCGTTTACGTCGCCGGAATAAGTATACTTATTACGGGTTGTGGTGGCTCCACCTATGGCGAATATCCCAACTGTGCTATTGCCAGAAGCAGCTCCAAGCCCGCCACCGGCAGTGCTTGCAGAAGTTGCTGAACCGTTTGTGCAGCTTGAGTAAGTATATTTATCACGAGTTGCCGTCCCTGTGAGTGAACCGCAACAACAAAAGGAGGCAAGAGCGAATATACCTACTGTGCTAGTCCCGGCTGCTGAACCTTCACGGGAAGGAACGCTGGCGGCGGCTGCTGTTCCGTTCGTGTCAGAGGAGTATGTATATTTATTGCGAGTTGCAATAATAGTGCTAGAATTGTTGTAGCTCAAAGCAAAGATGCCTGTTGTGCTGTTGCCTGCGGCGGAACCTTGCCAATTACCAGTGCTGGCTGAAGTCGCGGATGAAACAACACACCCACTATACGTATGTTTATTCCTAGTAGCCACGGCACCGCAAGCAAGACTTTGCCCCAATGCAAATATTCCTCTCGTGTTATTACCTACCGCAGACTGGTATCGGCTTGGGATGGTAGCGGATGTCGCTATAGAGTTTACATCTCCAGAATAGGTATATTTATTTTTTGTTGCTACCGAAGACGCGCAACAACTGCTTCTGCCAATAGCAAATATAGCAAACGAACCAAACTCATTACCCGCAATTGGCCAAGTGCCATTCGCAACATACACTATCTGTTGAGATAGCGGCCACACACCATTTGCCGCGCCGCACTGATACGGCCCCGCTGGGACAGGTGCAGTCGCGCTTATTACGCTGCCCTTGTATCGTCTGGACATGGCAATTCCTTACGAGGTGATGACTTCGTAGCTGATCGTGTAGGTGATGCCAGATGCCGTACCGCTGGTGACGGTGATCGACGTGCCTTCCATCAGGTAGATGGCGGTCGTCTTGTCGGTCACGATCAGCGAGGCATCAGCCGGAACCGAGACTGTTGAAACAACCGGGTATGCTGTGCCGCCTGACGGTGCCGATCCTTGAGCCACAGCGCCGTTGCTGTAGATCGACACTGTGGTGTCCACCGCCGCCGTGCCGTTGACGTTGGCTGCGACAATCTGGTTGATCTTGAAGACCGTGCCAGATGCAGCAGCGTTGGGCAGCAGGACGACGGCTGCGGTGCCGCTGGGCGTGTAGTAGGTGGTCGTGCCGATGATTGAGGTGACGGCGGCTATGTTGGGGGAGGCCATACTGCTAAACCCTTAACTATGGCAAACAAAGTTGCCGTGGTGAAGATCCCGCACTTCTGAAGCGAGAAGCGCTGCTATTTCAAGATCATCATAATAGCCGAAATGGCTCCGTATCTTGTTGACGTCCATGTACACGTACCATTTGTCGTGGTGCTTGCTCCACGCCACGCCCTTGTGCCCAGACTTATTATTTGAGAAAGTCCGCCTATTCATCATATTTTCTGATGCGGTAGCCTCTCTCAAATTCTCAATCCGATTATCCGCAGTATTGCCGTTGATATGGTCTAAATGCTTTGGGACTTGCCCATAATGGTATAAATACACCAACTTGTGAACACACCAATGGGCACCCTCAATCTTGGTGACTGAATATCGGCTGTTCCGGGTCATTTTTGGTTTTGTGCCAATTGCCTGCCCAGCGCCGTTCCCATTCCCGCCAATGCTATGCCTACGGACAAGATTTCCATCCTGCCGGTAATCAAACATAGCTTTTAGACGGTCTTGGGTAACTTCCATCGTGTTCTCCTACAGTCCGTAGAGTATTGCGAACTTTATCGCAGTTGCATTTGAAACACTACCAGTTGGTCCGGTAGGTCCGGTTCCGCCAGTTGGGCCGGTCGGCCCCGCAACAGAAGAATTAGCTCCAGTCGGCCCAGTCGGGCCTATATCACCCGTGGGCCCGGTAGGCCCAGCAACAGTAGACGCTGCGCCGGTGGCTCCGGTAGGTCCAGTCGGACCCGTAGGGCCTGCAACTGAAGACGCACTCCCAGTCGGTCCCGTAGGCCCCATATCCCCGGTCGGGCCGGTTGGTCCCGCCACAGAAGAATTGGCCCCGGTCGGACCCGTAGGCCCCGTGCTACCCGTAGGTCCAACAACAGTAGACGCAGCCCCAGTCGGACCAGTAGGCCCAGATCCGGTCGGTCCCGTAGGCCCTGCAACGACAGAAGCTGCACCCGTTGCGCCAGTTGGGCCGGTGGGGCCCGTATCACCCGTAGGCCCTGTAACAGTAGAAGCAGCCCCCGTAGGCCCAGTAGGTCCAGTGTTGCCAGTTGGGCCCGTTGGCCCGACAACAGAAGAAGCAGCGCCAGTCGGGCCTGTAGGCCCTGCGCCGCCGGTCGCACCCGTTGGGCCCGCGACTGAAGACGCGGCGCCAGTAGGGCCTGTCGGGCCATTCGCGCCTGCCGTGCCTGTGGCGCCCGTAGGCCCTGCGACAGTGGAAGCAGCGCCTGTAGGCCCAGTCGTGCCAGTCGGACCAGTAGGCCCGATGTATTGCAGGAACTGGCCAAAGGTGGCGCGCTTGGTGATGCCTCCCTGGACAATGATAGTCGTGTCCGTCCCCGTCGGGGCATTGGCCAAAGGAAGGTTGGTAATTGAGACCGGAACTAGGTTGCTCGGGACGGTGCTCATGGGACTAGATACTCCCCGCCTTCTTCGACAATGATAAAGTAGTCGTCGCTCTCTGTAACCAACCCGCCTGGGTCTGTGGTCACAGGAACGTCCGGCCGTGGGAAGTTCAACGTGATGCGCTCGGGCTGGCGAGCTGCCAATCTGTAGGGGTCGAACTGATCCTGATCCATCTCGCACACACGCAAGCCGGGATAATTAGGATCTGGCATCAGATCATCAAGCGACATCTTCCTCTGGCATCGGGCGCAGATCCCAATACCGAAAGTGGATTTCCCCCGAGGATCTAAAAAGATGCTCATCTCGTATACGGACTTATGTTAGGCGCGAAGTAGATCGGCGAATTGTCTCGCTCTTCCGCTTGCGCCAGGGCCAGGGCTTCATCAGCCGTAGCCTTAATATACGTCAAGTATTGCGGTTGCACATCAGGCAATTCTTGGCAAAGACGCCATGAGAGCTGCCAGACGATCGCCTCGTACCACCTTTGTGGTACATCAAGCGTCTCTGTCAATGTTCCGACATCCATGATGTAGCGCTCACGCCAAATGACAAACTGCCCAAACATTGAGCCCTGATCTGTCACTGGCCAGATATTCATGATCGGGATGTCGCGCTGGCGGTCGAACCAGTATTGCAGCGGGCGACCAGCGAAATACTTGTTAGGCAGGTTCGTATAGTCGTCG